AATGTGACCTAGTAATTCAGCAGGTTCAACTATCGGCATCTTCGTTTCTCCAATTTATGTTAAAACTGATGATAACTCTATCTTCATCAGAATTATTTGTTTGTACTTCATGTTGTAACCATGATGGGAAAAAAATCAAGGAATTTTCTACAGGTTCCCATTGTACGCTGTGAGCGAGGTGTATAGAGGCTTTATCTGTTTTCGGGGGTGATAGTACCTCTGACTGTGGTTTAGGCTCTAGAAACACAATATTTCCACACTTTTTTGGAGCTTTTAAATAAAATACACCAGATAAATAGTTATAAGGATGTGTATGTATGTTGTTTCGTGATCCTGGTGGATTTATCATACCCCACATGCCCGTCATCTCTGGAACATAATTATGTTTAACATCTAGGTGATTAAAACAATCTTTAGCATGTTTTAATATATCACCGACAAGTGGACGAAACTTTTTTATATTGTATATTTCATCATTGCTGTGCCAACCACCAACATTGGACCGTGGCATACCCATTTCATCTTTTGCTTTCAATTGATAAATCCTATCAACGAGATGTTCGTGGCCTTTTAAGTCTAGTGAAAATACAGGTGTAATAAATAAAGAATGTAGATTCATTGTGCCTCCTCTGTTAAATCTATATTTACGCACATTCTGTATTTTGATAACACAGGATGTGAACCAGTGTGTAAGATATTACCATTAAAAAATAAAAGTCTACCTGCTTTAGGACTTACTTTTTCTTTGATTGTCATATCTTTATTAAATAATATTGTATCACCGTCACTATCGTTTACGTAATATAGTGCAACAGTGTGTTCTAAATCAAAATCTTTATGTGGTGTATTATGAAAATTGTTTTTATTATTTGTAAATTGTGTCTGTAAGTTTGCTTTGCTTCTAAGTATATTAAATTTTTTATTAAATCTGTTTTTAATGTTTTTAAATATATGATCGACAATAACTTTACCTTGATCAGATACAACGATAGTTTTGTTTTCTTCTCTTTTGTGAATATCATGAACAAACAGTAAATATTCTTTTAAGTGTTTTAGGTTATATTTCTTACTAACTTCTGGCGTACATGTTAATAATGATCCGCTCAAGGACCACGGACATCTTAAAAAAGATTTGTGAATTTCATCAACATCTCTCTTATCTAATAAATCGTCAATAACAATCAGTCTAAAGTTGTCCTTTAGTGATCTCCAGAAAACTTGCTATAATATGCACCTGATTGGCAGCGTTAGCTTGAACTTTAAGAATATCACTTTCTTGCAAAACTAAAGGTTGTGTCAATAGTTCTGTGGTTGTTTTTGTAGCAATGCTCTTTTCTTTAAACACTTCAAAGGTTGAAGATCCTCTAACAACTTCAACATCGACTAAAGTTGTTGCACCAGAATCATTGCAAACTAAAAGAGATTTTACTACATCTGTAGTAGGCGGAACTGGTGGTGTCGCACCAGGGTTTGCCGTAGGAACTGTTAAAACAGTTGTTAAATTGGTTGTGGTTACATCCACCATTGCGCTTTTAAAAGTATTAGCCAAGGAAAAAAGCCTCCGACTCCGACTCGTCTTTTAAATCTTGTTGGTAGTTTGTATTAAGTAAAAAAATTATTTGATCTAACAAACTTACCATTTGATCAAATTGATTAGGATCATATTCTGGAGTTGAGTTTGGTAATCTTGTTATAGTAATTTTAGCCATTATCTTCTTCCATCTGGTCTAAGTTGTAATTTAGTAGAACCAAGTCTCCAAGCTGTATCATCAACAGTATTTGTTTGATATTTAATCTTAACTGCTCTTCCTCTACCTCTTACATCAATTTTTTCTGTAGTGCTAGAAATAGTTCCGGAGGTAGTAATAGTATCTGCTGATTGAGGATATTGTTCTAATGTTAATGTAGCAGTCATAGTATTGTTTAAATTATCAAAGTCTGGAACAAGTTTACTTACTGACATAAGTTCATCACCATCTGCTATTTCAACAGAACCTGATGTTAAAAAAGCTGTAATAGCTGTTCCATCTGCTTGATTATTACCTGTTTCGTGTTCATAAACATATGAAGCACCTGCAGATAACCCAAGTATTGTGGAGTTGTTAGCAGACAAGCTAGAGTCATATTCAGTAGCTATAGGCAACTCAAACACATAGGCTCCTAACCAAGTAGTTCTTGAAAGAGTTGTAGTATACCAAGTGTTTTCCAAATAATTGTAAACAACAGCTCTATCTACTTGTGTAGCGTTTGCTGATGGATAATACCAAATTATTTCATTAAAAGCAGAATTTATACCACAGGCTATATCAGCTTTGTTTGTGTAACTTAAATCATCAAATACAAAATCTTGTACTGAACATGGCATTTTTTTGACAACACCATCATACATATAGAAAGCATTGTCTGACATCCAATATGAACGACCATTTATTTCTATTGCTGCATGTTGAGCTATTAGACCACAGTTAGCTCCTAGTTGTCTAAGACCAAAAGTAAAAGGTGTACCAACAAACTGAACACCATGAAGAGAAGTATCTGTCCAAACAAGAATTTGACCAGATGATTTAACAGCACCTACTATTCTGGAACCGTCTGATATACGTAATGAACCAGCTTCGTTTGTTGCTGTAGGTGTATAATCTGTAGCATCTTCTCTGTCAGAGAATCTAAATAATAAATCATCTTGAGTAGCACTATTTCCTACAGTTGTCTCTGTGCCAAATATCATTAAGTGTCGTGTATCTGTTGACACTAAACTAAATCTTGATGCGGTAGGAGAATTAGATAATGTTGTTGCTCTGTTACTTGTACCACCAGACGTGTCCCAAATAAAAGTACCACCATTTAAAACAGTAGCAATTAAATCTTCACCAAAATTATCTAAAGACCAGTTTCTTGCATCTACTACAACGCTTGAAGAAGATCTTGGTGTATCCCAAGTGTTTAAATTCCAAGTTAAAGTTCCCCAACCGTATCCATATGTAGATGTAGAAGGACCAACATTAATTTGATACTTAGCATTACCGGATCCACCTCCACCTGATGTTGAGCCAGATGCAGCGCTACTATGAGTTACTGTGTAAACACTAGAAGATACTACTGTGGTAACTTCGAACTCGTTGTTCATATCTAATCCATCGATAGTAGAAAAAGAATCAAACGTAACAAAATCGCCTTCTTGTGCGCCGTGAGCTGCGTCTTCTACTGAAACTGTTGTGGTACCGTTTGTTGTAAAAGGATTTGTTAAAGCTTCTTCTTCTCTAATAGGTGTAATGTCGTAAACAGCACCTTCTGAATATAAGTAAAGTTTTCTATCTGTTCCTAAAGCAAGATACCTGGTTCCATCTAAACCAATCCAGCTATGCGTATCACGGACCACGCCCACAATAGTTCTATTAGGATTTGGTAAATATTTCCAGCCTTGCCATCTCTCAGGTTTACCATAGTGAAAACGAACAAAATCAGAGTCAACATACTTACGTTGATCACCCGCTGAGTAAGCAGTATCTTGTTTGTCTATACCTGGTTGGAATTTTAAATCGACTAATTTCATGTCGGAGTATACTAAATTATTTATTGTTTTGTGGCAAGAATTGAGTGGATACTCTTCCTCTGAAGTTATAATTACCAGAATGTATTAAGCTACTAGCTATATCTGCATATACTTTACCACCTATTTTCTGCCATAAACGACAAAAAGCATAATCTTCAGACAAGTATCTTTTAGTTTCTGGTTCAATCATTGTATCAAAAAAAGCATAATTCCAATCAGAAGTGCCGTGATAACCAAATGTTTTATCGTGAGGATCACCTAAATGCTGATCAGATTTAAATCTTAAATTAGGATAAGCCTTTGCCATCTTTTCAAATACTTGTTTTTTAATCAACATATATCCAGTTGCTCCATCCAAAACTTCTATAAATCCTTTTTCTACTTTTACTTTGTTAGGATTAGTAACGTTTAAGTTATATTGTAAAGATGCTGAGTGAAGTTCATCTTCAGATATATTAGGGTTGTCTTTGACTCTTCTTATAGTTTTTGTCCAATCAATAGTTTTGCGTGGGTACACTCCTGTAACAACTTCTTTATCAAGATCCAACATTCTAAATATTGATTCAGGGTCAAAAGATATATCAGCGTCAATAAACATTAAGTGAGTATAATCTCCGTCCATAAACAATTGAACTAAAGTATTACGTGCTCTTGTTATTAAAGACTCATTACCTATCGTACCAAATTGTAATTCTATTTTTTTTGTTGCAGCCAAAGCTGCTAATTGAAGGCAACTTTTAAAATAGTCTGCTGTAATTAAACCACCATAACAAGGTGTACCTATAAATAGTTTTGTCATTTATAATTTTTCTTTGTCCATACTTTAGTTTTGTATGTGTCAAATAATGTAGAAAACCATTTCCAACTCCAAACATGTATTTTGGCTCTTAAATTTTTATCTTTAATAACTTTCATTTTCCAATCATCTCGTTTGAATGGAAAAACTAAAGCAATAGGTGTACCTTTTTTAATTGTCTTTGATGTAGTCTCATGTAAATTCCAATCTGTTAAGAAAAATGGTAAGTTAATA